GGTAATTAACAAAAAAAGCCCCTGCACTTGCAAGGGCTAATTATACTAAACCAACTGCTTACTAACTTAATAGACCAGTAATGATTGAAGATTGAACTTCTGGAGCAAGAGCAGGTTCTTTACCTGTAAAGGTTAAAGTATATCCGCTTCTATCTCCCATTGCAGTACCAGAGCCAGAATTACCTGCGGTAATATCCAAACCTCTAGATTGACCTAAATACCAGTACTTTCCGTTGTTATCTTTTGCGATAGCTAATAAAAGGTTTTGTGCAAGAAGCAAAATCTCATTGCGAGTGTTTGCTTGAAGTTTGTTAAGTATAACAGTCAATTCTTGCTGATAGAAAATAGAACCATTCTCTACAGAAGCATTGATATTCTCAACAAAGCTAGAAGTTTCTTTTACAAGTTCATACTTGTAGAACTTCTTACCAGCCGCCTTAGTAATAGCAGTGATAACACCAGAAGCCTCTGTTGTTGCGGTTACGTCTTGCTTAGCAATAAACAACACTTCAGTTATACCACCGAGTGAATCTTTGCAATCTAGAACATAACCTTGTGTTAAAGCACAAGCCATAATTAATTATTTATAAAGTTAAAAAATAGGGGGATATTTCACCCCCTATATAATTAGTATGCGAACTTAACCACCTCGTCTGGGAAAGCGATGTTAACACCCATCTTAAACTCACTTACGAAACGTACTTGGTCTGCCTCTTTTGCGTAGAAGATTTCAAATTTTTCTTCTTCGTTAAGAAGGTCTGTACCCAAGAACAAGTTAGACAATCTCATTGCATAAATCTTGTTAGTTCCGTTCAAGCCTTGAACCGCTACAACTTTAATAGTAGTGCCGGGCAGGATAAACTCGTTATCAGCCTTAACGTCTACTGTGTAGTGGAACATATTAGCATTCTTCAAAGCGATTGTGTAAGTTCTGAAAGTGTCCATACCGCAGAAGATATGTACATCATCTTCAGAAACAATCTGTGCAGGGATAGCCTTGTAAATACCATCAAAGATAGATACTACGTTAGTTGCAGAAATGCTAGACAAAGGAGCACCAGATATATAAGTAGAAGTGTTAGCATCTACAACTCCAGAAGCAGCACCTACCAACTTAACCAAACCATCAAACTTATTCAAGTTTACGTTTACGCTAGTTGTGTCACCTTGCCACAAAGCAATCTCAAGTTGAGAAGCGATACGCTTAGCTTTCTTGTCTGTGAACTCTTGCTCAAAAGGAATTGCATCGTACATTGAACCAGTAGGCAAAGCCTTCTGAAGGTACTTAGCTTCCAAATCTTTAGGGCAAAGAGCCTCGTTTACTTTGATTTTACCTACAGTCACAGTTCTTTGTGTGAAAGAAGTAGAACCAGAAGCGTTAAAACCACATGAGCCACCAGCTTGGAAAACTGCGTCTGTGTCCATGATGTTAATGGTTTCAGAAGATTTAACTCCGACCATAACGTTACCTGCACTCTTAATTAAAGAGGCAGTCTTAGCACCGAGAACCGAACTTGTTACAAGTAGGGCTTCGTTCTGTTCTGTGTAGTCTGCGAGTGCAGAAACATTAAATGCCATTTTTCTTAGTTTTTATTGTTTAAAATTGCGTTGCGATATTTAGCTAGTCTATCAAACTTGATGTCTTTAGTAGATTCAAATTTAAAAGACTGGGTTTTTTCCATTGGGTCTGCTTGTGGTACTTTAGCGATTTCTTCAATCAACTCAATTACCTGTGCAAATCCTTGTGCTGCCTTCTTTTCAAATTCAGCAAGTTTTTCTTTTAGTTCTTTATTTTCCATTTCCAAAGCAGAAAGTTTAGCTTCTACTTCTTCCATCTTTTCATCTTTAGCAGCTTCTACTTCAATCTCTACTGGTTCTTCTTCTACTTTAATTTCCATGATTTTACCGCCTTCGGTTTCAATCACTTGACCATCTGCAAGTTTATGTTCACCATCTGGAGCAGGACTACCATCTTCAAGAACAACCTCACCACCTACTTCAAGAGATGAAATCATTACTTTAGTTCCGTCTTCTAAAACGTATTCAGCCATCTCTACTTTCACTTCTTTTTCCTTCTCTGGCATTGGCTCTGGCATATCTTCAAATAATGCCCTAATCTTTAAAATTGCTTCTCCTAGATTCATAATAGTAAATGTTTATTTATTAATTTATATATCACTTAACTTGTGATAAAATTTCTTTTATCTTTTCTATCTTAATTACATCTGAAGCATATTTTGTTTTTTCACCTTTTGTTTGCATTTGTTTTTCAATTTCATCTAAAACATTTATCGCTTCACGTCTATCTAATCCATGAGTATTTACTAAATCTGTAACTGCAACTGACATTGGTCTTGTACCAGAATTTATTTGTCTAATTGTTAATTTAGCATCATTAATTAATTCTTCCTTTTGCTTAGGAGAATAATTTTTACTTTCAACTACCTTATCTAAACTAGGAGATTTTATACTAGTATTTGTATTATCACCGCCACCTTCTGGTCTTCTTCCACTTCCAGGACCACCAAAATTTAATTGAGAATTAATTTCTGCCATATTATTATTATTTTTTGTTTTATATTTTCCATATTCAAATACTCCCTCAACAGAAAATCCTTTAATGTTTCCTTCCTTAACTTCGTTCCATGCATAATCATTATCTACCTTCATAGAACCAAACCAAGAACCATCTGGTGCATCTTCAAAACCTTTCATAGGCATTACACCTCTTTCCTTATCACTTATAAAAGATTCAAACAAGTAAACATCTTCTAGCTTAGTATCTTGGTTATGCTGAATGTTAACATTAGCTTGATACCCTTTCTTGAAATATCTCTGTACTATTTTAAAAATAGTTTCCTTAGAGAATACAACATAGTAATCGCCATGAGCATTATCACTCCTAAAAATTGGAGTATCTGCCAACATAATAGCACCAGAAATAACACGCTTTTCTTCATCTGTGTTAAACTTAACTTTATGATTAAAGGCGTTCCAATTCTTTTGTATAGCTGGTCGGTCTACTAGTGACACAAAGTTTACCTCTGCATCGTCTTGTAAATCATCGCTTATCATTAATTCATATACTGGTAAATCCATAATCCTAAATGCTTGTTTATAGGTTAATTTATCACTTAGCTAAACCTTGCTCTTTGCTTAATAGCTTGTACTCTTTTCTGATTGCTAGTTATATCTGTTTCAACTACATAGGCTCTTATAGCACTATTACCAATAGCGTTAATAGATTGCTGGTTTAATTGAGTTAATTGTGCTTGTTGTGTAGGTACTATTGGAGTTCCAGTAGTATTGATTGCTCCACCGCTACCAAAGTTTGCAGAAGCACCTCCTTTAAATTTAGCTATAGTTGTTGCTGCAATAGTTCCGATACTTGCAGCTGCTCTTAACTTTGCACCTGCAATAGCTGGTATTTTTATACTAGCACCCAAGTCTGGTAAAGCAGTTAAAAACGGATTAGAAGTTATAGATGCTATTTCTCTTTGAGTATCAATAACAATTTTTGCAACTGCTAAAGCCTTATCTACTAAAAACAAAGCATTAGCAACCTTTTCATTTTCACCTACTAAAGCACCTAAAAGGTTAACACCTGCACTAGCTGCAGCAAACTTAGCGTCTTGTAATGCTTGAGTTGCTTTTAGTTCCTCATCTTGTCTTGCTTTTTCTTTCTCTAAGTTTTTATTTCTAGCTTCATTAATAGCATCAAGTCTAGTGTTCTCTCTTTCAAACTCCTGTTCTAAGAATTTATCTGCATCTTCTTGGTCTTTTATTCTTTGCTCCTCTGCTTCTTTCTTTTTTCTTTCTTTAGTTTCTAGCTGAACTTTCTCAAAATCTAAACCTGCTTGTCTAACTCTTTTAGCTATTTCGTCTAGTTTCTTTTGTTGTTCTAGTTCTTCTTGTATTCTAGCCTCTTTGTCTTTTTTTCTTCTTTCTTTTTCTGAAATTTGAAAATTAATATCAGCTAAACGAATAGCATCCTGCTCGTTTTTTATAGCTATCTCATTCTTTCTAGCTGCTTCTGTGTCAATAGTAGCTACCTCTTTATTATACCTATTTCTAGCAGCTATTCTTAGCCTTCTAGTAGATTGCTCTATTTCGTTTATTTGTTTTTCACTATCACCCCTTAACTTTGCTTCTGCTTTTAATAACTCACCTGTTTGGTTAATTTTGGCAATCTCTACTTCTAGAGCATCTTCTGCCCCTTTCTTTATACTTTCATTTAGTTTATCTTGTGCTTCCTTTGCTTTATCTGCTGCACTTGTATAACTAGAAATAGCAGAAATTAATTCACCAATAGCAATAACTGCTAATCCTATTCCTGTTGCTGCAATAGCAGTTTTTAAAACCCTAAATGAAACAGATGTAGTATCAACTGCAATACCTAAAGCAGTCATAGTAGCAGCCGTTGCGGTATTAGCTAAAGCATTTGCTCTTGTAAAAATTGTAGTAGATTGTATTACTGCTCCAAGTTGTTTAAAGCTATCTATACTTTCTCCAATAGATTGTAAACCTTGTGATAAAGCTAAAGCACTTTGAACTTTTAAAAGTTGTTTTTCTAGTTCTTTAGATTCAGTACCGAATAATCCAATAGCACCCTGTACTGCTGCAAATCCACCAGCAACTCCAGACAAAGAAGCAGATAATGCTTTGAACTTAGCATCTGGATTAAATGCTTCTGTTAATGCTCTAGCGTCACCGATTCTATCTCTTAGTTCTGCTGCTCTTTTTGCTGCTTCAACTGCCTCTTTAGAAGTTGCACCAAATTTGTCAGACAATGCAACTACTTCATTTTGTGCTTCTCTTAATTGTTTTTTTAAAGAGCCTACAGATTCATTAGCATTACCGCTAATATTTATACTATAATTTAATTGTTCACTCATTTATCAATCACTTTTAATAGTTCTATTTTAGTCGTGGTGTAGTTAATAGGGTTATAGCTATCTACTATGTTTAGTCTATATAGTACGTTATCTATATAAACTAACTTTGAGAAGTCTAGGCTCTGAATATCAAAGGAATTTAGAAGAACATAACAAGCAAGTAGCTTACTATCCTTATCTGTTATCTCTGCCATGTATTCTGAATAGTAGGCATTAAATAAGTTAGTAGTTGGATAAGTACTAGTTGTAAAGTATATCTCCTTAGGCGCACCAAAGC